ATATCTTCATTGTATAATGCTCTGAATAATAATTGATAACTTTTCTCACTACCTCTTGATCTATAAAAGTCTTTAGCTCTTTTAACTAATAATTTTTGATCTGCTGTTAAGGTTTTTGGAAAAGATGGTAATAATTCTCTTTTTATATACTCGATATATTTTTCTATTGAAGTGTCTATATCCTGATAACTCTCAAGACTTCTTGTAACTTCAATTACATTGTTACCTTGTTCTAAGAACTCATAATAACCTTCTACAAATTTTTGAAATAAAGGAGCATCCTCCCTAATAAAATCAGGAAGCTGATTCTTTACTAAAGTAGAGACTTTTTTTTGGATAGCCATTAGTAGTAGGTTCCTGATACACCTGAAGTTGTTCCTGTTTGAGTTGTTCCAGTATAAGAAGTAGTAATAGTTGTTGTAGATCCTGATGTAGTGGCTGTAGTTACTCTACTTTCTACTGCTCCAGTCTCATTATTAACTATTGTAACACTTGTTCCTGAAATTAGAATAATATTATTTCTAACCGTGTTGATATCATTAATATCAGGCTTAGCTACTAATTCTATACTAGCTGTACTTGTTATATTAACATTATTTAATGTAATTAATCCTGTTGCATAATTTACAGTTCCAGCATCATTACTTACATACTGTCTAATATTATTATCACCAAGATAATAAAGTCTTAGAATTCCATATCCATTATCATCAATAAATGTTGTTTGTCCATTGAAGGTAAATCCTGTACTACTTACTGCATTCAAATGACCAGGATGTGGATGGTGAATAGCATTATTAAATGCAAAATTATATGTTGTTGCTGTGCCACTATTAGGTGTAAATCTTTTCATCATGTTGATTGTTGTTCTTGTACTAACTATACTAACATCAGCATCTGTAACTGTTTTTACAAAAGTACTTTCTCTGAAATTTTTGTCAAATAAACTTAACTCAGACAACTCAAAATTATTAATTGCAGTTTGAACTTTATTGTTTATAGCTCCTGCATCTAAACCAGTTAACGCCACGTTATAATTAACTGTAACTGTAGGTATAACATATAGAAATGTTGCATCTACAAATTCAGGTTCTACTGACACCATGTTTCTTGTTTTAAGAATATCTTTTAACTCATTTTTTCTTTGATCAGAAAGTAAGTTACCTTCTCTTGGTTTAGCTGCTATATAAACTTTTCCATATATTGGAGGATTATTCTCCTCACCTCCCCAAACACTTACAGCTTGTAGGTCAGGTGCTTCGGCTAATAGTAATCTTGAATAATCATTTTTTACAACTGCTCTACCTTGTCTTTGATAATTTTTAGGTGCATTAAATTTTATACTACTAATAGATTCAGCGTTTGCACCATTTCTTGCTGGTAACATAACAGTAGTTGTAAAGTTTTGTTGTCCACCTAATGTTGCCGGTGCAGAAAAATTATTAGCTCCATTAGTAACTGTTCCATTAACAACTCTATACTTTGCAATAACAATATTACCTGTACTCAAAGCTGATCCAAGTACATTATCTCCAAATATTAACTCATGTCTTCCGTTCTCATTTTCTTCAACAAAATATACTTTACTTCTTGAATTTACAGCAGTTAAATCTGATGCTCTTGAGTACACTGTCAATGTATTGTTAGATGAACTTGTTTGAATATCTACTTTCAAATTACTAATATCAATATTTTCATTAGCTAAAATAAATCTTTGATTATCTGTTCCATCTACAAGTATTCTTTCTCTAACCGGTTCACCTTCAATTATTACAATTGAGTTAGATGTATAAGAATCTTGTCTTAAAACTGTATATGCTTTATCCGTTGTAAACTTATATTCTATTCCATCAATAGAAGAAGTAAACAATGTATTGGCTGCTATAGTAACACTCTCTACATTTGATGTTGGAGTTATAACAGCTTTTATAACCGCTTGAGCTCCTTTAGCAGCAGTAGGAAAATATCCTAACATTTTTGCTCTTGCTACTACATTGTTTCTTAACTGAGCACTATCAAGGAACATTTCATTTGTTACCATGTTAGTATAAACAGCATTATAGTATGTGTTGTAAGCTAGAACATCAACTAATTGATTGAGTGCACTAGACTCAAAATCATAGTCAGCAAATTCAGGCTTAGCTTTCATAAAGGTAATTAAGTTACCCTTAATCGTATTGAAATTTAGTTCTGTAGCTCTTAATACACTATTAGCAGTTGCCATGTTATCTTACTCTTTCCAGAAAGAATGATACAGTATCAAGTTCTGTTTGATTTAAACATCTAAAAGTAATTGAAACTTCAATTCCATTTGAGTCTCTAACTTCTTTTACTCTTACATCAATTAACTTTACTCTTCTTTCATAGTTTGATACTGCAAATTCAATATCGTTAGCAATATCGTCAGCAACAGTTCCATCCATTTGTTCGAACAACCTTCTCTTGATATCACTACCATAAAAAGGACTGTAAGGTCTTTCAAATTTATTTGTTAGTATTAGATTCTTCAATGCCCTTTTCACTGCTTGATTATTAGTGAGAACACTAATTTTCCTTGTAACAGGATGTTTATTGAACGTAATGTCAAAATCTTTGTATACTACACTCTTTGGTACCGGCATGTTTTTCCTCTAAAACTATTTATGAGCTATTTTTTTAATTCTTGTAGCTCTTTACGTCTTTCTTTACACAATTTTGAAATCTCACTTAACGCTTTTCTAGCTCTTGTTCCAGCACTTTTATTACCGGCAACAGCTTTTTCATTTTCGTTAGCATATGTGTTAAAAAGACTAGTCAATGTTTCATGTATATCCATTTTCAATCCTTATTTTAATTTAATATCACAATTACCATTACACTTAATATGAGAGTGATTTGGTAAGTCCTTATATTCATCACTTGGTATTATAGATGAGCAGCTTGCTAATAAAATAACAACAGCTACTAATAATCCTAAGCAAAATCCTTTAAACATTTTATTCATCCTTTCGTTTATTTATGTTGTTTCTGCGGTATCTATATCTTTACAGCTAATTCCACTTGTTCTTGGTGGATCACCTGGACAACTATGATTAGTTCCAGCTTCATGTCTACTAAATGTATCAGCTCCAGTATGAGTATGTACATCTCCATCATATCTTGTATATGATGCTCCATTGAAATCTACTTTGTGATCACTACCACAAGATATATGTGTTTCACCATTAACTGTTCTTTTATACTTCCCACCAATTCTTTCACTAACATTCCCATCAACTTGAATATCCCAGTTACCCTTTATATAAGTTTTACAGCTACTGTCAACAGTTAGATTAACACTGCCTTTGATATATGCAAAATCATTTCCTGCAACTATTGTATAATTATTTGCAACTATTCTGGTTGTCTTCATACCAGTGTTAGCTACTTCGTAGAAAGTTCCTGTTTTATGATACTCATGTATCCTTTCATGATTAGGAGTATCATCAAATTCTTTAATGTGACCACTAGCAGTTTCATAAACATGATTATTAGGATAAACAGCTGCAAACTGTGAATTAGGTTCGTTAAAAGATCCACCTAATGCTAATGGAATATTAGTTGATTTGGATTTATTCTTTAAAGTAATAACTTCATGTGGAGCATCAACTTTTGGATCCGATTCAGCAAAAGGATGTCCTATATAACTAGTTTCATTTCTAGCTAATCTATTTGTATCTGGTTGTTGAATTAAACTTGGGTACTTTCCTTCTGGATCATTGAAACCTAACTTTGTAAGTTGTTCTTTAGTAGGTACTTCTGACATAGGTATGCCTGGGATAGTTCCCATAACCATTGGTCTTTGTCCATATTTTCCATCTAAGAAAAAACCAACAACCCAACTTCCTTGTTTAATTCCAGTAGGTGTATCTCCAATGCCTGAAGTACTAGAACTAGTCACAGGCATCATCACCTGAGCCCAAGGTAAATCATCAGTTGGAACTTCTTGTTTATTCTCTGAATGCCATTCAAGACATCTAACCTTTACTCTTCCAGCTTTTAATGGATCTAAAATATCTTCAATTACACCCATAAACCAAATAAAGCCATTAAAGCCTAAGTATTCTTTATCGTAATTTTTAGTAGCCATTAGTTATTAAAACTCTCCTTTTGTCTTTGATAAATGTCCTCAATTTCTTGGGCATAAGTATCTTTCATTAATTCTACTGCAGTTATAAAGTTTTGATCTGAATTATTATATGTTTGTCTTATAGATGTAGCCAAAAATCTTGGTGCAAACTTTCCACTATCTGATCTTCCATAAAATAAATTAAACTTATTTTGCATCTCTTTTGTAGAAGTCGTTTGTGGTACATATACCTCTACCATATCTCCAGGTTTGATATCACTGTTACCAGGGATTACCATTTCTAAAACAGTATTATCTAAAATAGCTCTTTCTGATATTTTTTTACCAAGTTTAATTTGACCTTTTTGAGGATTGCTTGTATGTGGATCTTTATTGATCAATACTTGTTTGTCAATATTTTTTATGTATGGATGATCCATATAGTTATCGACATCTCCATGCTTAACACCATATTGTCTTTCGCCTGGCCTTGGAGTGAATGCTGGAGCAACACTTGTATTTAAAGCTGTTGTATTTAACTCTCCAGCCATAAATCTTGTATGTGTTGAACTTTGAATAAATCTATACTGACTATTTCTAGCAATAGTTCTGGCAGGAAACTCATGAATTCTATTTAAATTTCCAAACTCATTGAAGTAAACAAAAGTTCTTGAATCGTATTTTTTGGTTAATGGATCAACTACTGCAACTCTATTTCTAAACATACCAGTTCCTAAATCTTGGAGCCTGTCTACAGTTTTTTTAGCAGATAAATTAATAATAATATTACCTACATCAAACTCTTGATCTCTTGTGACGTGAGCTTGATCACCAAGTAAGAATCTCATTCCTTCTGTTGTTTTTTGATCTTTTAACTCTTTCATTGTAGTAAAATGAAAGCCATCAACATCTTCGAAAAAAATATAATCTGAATTATTATTAGAATCAGGATGTCTACATTCATTCTTTAAATAATTAATACACTCAAATGGTGAAAGACCTGGTGGAATAAATGAAGTTACAGATTCAGATTCTACAATACTATCTTTTCTTAAACCATAAAGATTTTTGGTACCAAGTATAGATGAACCATCTACCCCTCCTACATCACCTTTAAAACCATTAGCAAAAGCATTCTTGATAGCTTCTGATGTTTTTTGACCAGCAAAACTTTTATCTATGCTTCTCATTTCATTAAAAATAGCATACTCACTTATAGCATGAATAATATAATTCTCTTGTCTTTGAGCTCCTTCTTTTCTTACACCAACCTTGTATACCTTAAAAGATCTAGTAATAGTTTTTTTTAATCTGGCTGATCTATATGTAATTATTAGATGTTCATCTCCAACTATAGGCAATCTGTTAGTGAAGCCAACAGCATCTGATACAACTATATCAGCTGATGTAGTACGTTTAAATATACTTTCATAGATGTTAAACTGAGTAACCATAGAAGTTAAGTCAGTTGTATCTCCAGCAAAGTTTCTGATGATAACATTGTATTGTAATATTTGTTGTGGACTATTTGCTCTAGAATCAGATCCTGCCATAATATAATACTCTAATCAAGACCACTAAAGATAAGTTCTACTTCCCTTACTATTGATGGTACAAATGATTTATCTAAAATTTTAATTTTTCTTTTCTTTTCATTCTCTTCAAAATAATAATCATATCCTGAAATAGATTCTCTTTCTGTTGCAACTAAGCTATTATAAGTGTTCAGATCTACATTAACAGTTCTTTTAGGAATTATTATACCAGAACTAATTACTTTCTGTTGATTAATAATCTTTCTATAAGTGTGTACTGTTTGATGAGCTGCAGATGTACTTCCATATATTGATTTCATATAATCTTTAAATGCTTGTTCGTTAAGTGGCCAATCGTAATATGGATCAACTATATCATTAACTAAAAAAATAATCCAATCTAATCTAGAATCATCATAATACTTTTCTGCTATAATATCAGGTCTATCACTGTCTTGTACAATATAATCATAATAGATAGCAGATTTATTCTTAATTGTATCTCTTAGTTTATACCTTAATGTAACATTAGTCAACAGTTCAAAGTTTTTATTTTTCTTTAAACTATAATTTGTCTTTGGAAATTCTGTAAAATAATAAGCCATTACATACCTTCACTAATTTCATTCTTAGTAAGAATTTTAGTTTCTGTAAATGATAAATCTAATTTGATAACTGCAGGAGCTTTTTCAAAACCTAAGTGATCATAATACAAAGGTGTACCTTCACCATGATAATCTACAGCAACAGCTGTTAATACACATCTTCTTGTTTTGAAAAGAAACTCATCTCTCTTAAATCTAATACCAAACTGTTCTGGATATTTAAAAAAGTGTTCTTTATCAGTTTTATCTGGATGTGAATGAAACTTTAATATTCTTATTATCTTTCTAAGATTCTCTGCTTCTTGAGCATCCTTTGGTCTTAGATCCCAAGAGAAGTTAAATGTTCTAAAATTAGGTGCTTCATAAAGAACTGCCATATGAGGATTTCTAGCTATTCCAGCTGCAGCCATTGATCCTGTAACTGTTTTAGCTAACGCATCACCGGCAACTGCTCCCGGAATACCGCCCACAGCGCCTCCAGTTGCAGTTGCAAGCTCTGGTGCAGCAGAAGCTACTCCGGATGCAACACCTTCCATTCCTACGTTGTCCTTAACCTTTGTTGCAGCATCAACTAATCCTGTTAAATTTGTTTCTCCACCATCTACAGCATTTTTGATATTATTAGCTATTTCTTTTGATGCACTTGCTCCAAGTACACCTATACCTTCTTGCTTGTATCCTTGTGCATATCCAGTTGCTAATTGTGAAGGAAGTGGTAGTTTTACAGTTGTCTTTTTATTATCAATACTTCTATCCTTAACTCCTACTCCAGCTTCAAAAATAAGTTCTTCAAAAATATCAATAGCCATATAATTTCCATACCTATCAATTCCAGCAGGGAACTCTAAAGTAGCTGGTCCAGGATTACCACCCTGTAAAACTCCTAATGGATTAAATGACAATCCAGATCTTTGAGCAAATTCTTCACCCATTGTACTGGCTATATCACCAACTGTTCTATCTAATATTCCTGATGAAGATAATTTACCTTGAAACTCTTGTACAGCATCAGCTAAAGGATTTGATCCTTGAAAGTTGAAATCTGGTAACTTTGGAAATGCCATTGACTTTCTATCTTCTTTGTTGTATAATTACTATCATGACCTTCAAAACTTATAAAGGTTTCTTTAAACCTAAGAACCCATCTAAGTATAAAGGTGATCCTACTAATATTATTTATCGTAGTTCGTGGGAAAAACAGTGTATGATATATTTTGATAATAAAACAGAGAT